GCAAGCGAGAAAAAGACACTTATACATTTAAACTTAAGGTTGATATGTGATATAATGGACGCATGATTTGCGGCTTAGATGTCAGCACCAGCATCACCGGTGTTACAATACTTGACAAAGCGGGAAAAATAGTTCATAATGAAGCTTGGGATTTGAGAAAGTTCAAAAACTTTTTTCAAAAGGCAAAGTTTGTTAGGAGCAACATTACACTCTTGTCAGAAAAATATGACATCGACGAGGTTTATATAGAGCAATCACTTCAGGCATTTCGTAGTGGGTTTTCTTCTGCGAAGACACTATCTACTTTGAGTAGATTTAATGGAGTAGTTTCATGGTTGATATACGAACACACTGGTGTCGTCCCCCAGTACCTTTCTGCAGCTTCCGCAAGAAAAGCTTGCGGGATCAAAGTACCGCGTGGCGAAAAGGCTAAAAAGAAAGTCGTAGAGTTTTTGCTTGACAATGAACCACGTTTCGTGGTACAATATACCAAATATGGTAATTTTAAACCTGAATGTTTCGATAAAGCAGACAGCATTGTTATAGCAAAGGCGGGATTTATTTGTCAGCAGAGCAGAGAATAAAGGTATTAAAAGATGTCCTTGGCACGTTTTATCGTGTTGGGGACGAGCGTCTTTTTATGTGCCCGAAGTGTAAACATCATAAGCCTAAACTATCTGTTAATATAGAAAAAGACAGTTTTAAGTGCTGGATTTGTGATTATAAATCCCCATCAATTTATAGATTGATCCGCCGATACGGAAACTATAGTCAGCGAAAGTTGTGGGAAGAGTTATCGGGCAGGATGGATTTATCTTCTGCACCGCAGGATTTGATCTCTTTGATCGAAAGCATCGGCAAGAGAGAAGAGTCTGAACCGGAAGAAACCATCAAACTGCCAGAGGAATTTAGAACATTGACAGGGAGAAAAAATCATATCTCTTCTGTCAAAGCCATGAGGTATTTGAAATCTCGCGGGATAACAAGAGAAGATGTTCTGAAATGGAAGATAGGCTATTGTGCCTCTGGGGAATACGAAGGAAGAGTTATAATCCCATCATTTAACATGGATGGTAGAGTGAATTATTTTATTGCAAGATCTTATGGAGACGAATGGATCAAGTACAAAAACCCACCAGCACAAAAAGACATTGTATTTAATGAGCTTTATGTGGACTGGGAGGGAGATCTCACTTTGGTTGAGGGAGTATTTGATGCCATCGTCGCGGAGAATGCAATACCCCTTCTCGGCTCGTCGCTGCGAGAAGGTAGCAGATTGTTCTCAAAAATCGTTAATCACGATACACCGCTGTATATTGCACTCGATGCAGATGCAGAGGCAAAAGCGATTAAGTTGATCGGGAGCCTTCTGAAATACGATATGGAAATATATAAGATAGATGTTTCCGGTTACAGTGATGTTGGCACAATGCCAAAGGAAACCTTCAGACAGAGGAAGGCAGAAGCTATCCCAATGCGGGAAACTCTTTCGTGTCTGGAACAAGCATTAAAAGGAATTAGTGCAATTTAGGAGAGAATAAAATATGATAAAGATTGCACACATTAGTGACACTCACATACGCAATTTAAAATTTCATAAACAATATAGGGCAGCTTTCGAGGATTTGTATGGGCAACTTCGAGAGCTTAAGCCGGATTATATTGTTCACTGCGGAGACATAGCTCACCGAAAAACTGACATATCACCAGAGTTGGTAGATATGATAACCCAATTCATGAGGAATCTTTCTGAGATTGCTCCGACGCATGTCATATTGGGGAACCATGATGGCAACTTGAGGAATGATAGTCGGCAAGACGCGGTATCACCTATTGTTTCCGCAATGGAAAATCCAAATGTATTTTTATATAAAGATTCTGGGGAACATGATATTGGAAATAATATTGTTTTAAACGTTCTTTCTGTTTTTGATAAGGACAATTGGATCATCGAACCAACAGATGATAGCAAAATTAATATCGCACTTTATCATGGAAGTGTAGCTGGCTGCAGAACAGAGACAGGGTTCATGCTGGAACACGGAATCGATATTTCAGTGCTCCAAGAGTTTGATTATGGACTTCTGGGGGACATTCACAAAACAGATCAATCTCTCGATCACGAGGGAAGGGTGAGGTATTGTGGTTCCACCATTCAGCAGAACCATGGCGAAACCAATGATAAGGGTTTTTTGATTTGGGAAATAGAAGATAAGGACACCTTTGCTGTCTCCCACCATCAGATACTTAATATCAATCCTTTTGTAACTATTGTTCTTACTCCGAAGGGGAAAGTTCCGAAAAACACAGAAGTTCCGGAAGGAGCTAGAATTCGTATTCGCTCTATGAACCAGATTTCTGTTGGTGCAATGCGAAAAGCTCAATCGGTTGTTCAGACAAAATTCAATCCAGAGTCCACCACCACACAAAACAATGTGAGCGGCATCGTGGGCAATGTTGAAGAAGCAATTAGGGCTGCACTTGGCGAAGATCTCAGAGACGAGAAAACCCAGGAGAAGTTGATTAGGGAATACTTGAGAGATTTTGAATTGCCTGAAGATACTATTTATGAAGTTTTGTCCATTAACCGACGAATGAACAGCATAGCGGCATCAGAAGCGGATGAGGTTTCAAGAAACATCCACTGGAAACTTAAGAGCCTTGAGTGGGACAACTTGTTTAACTATGGAGTTGGCAATCGCGTTGACTTTGAAAAGTTGTCGGGCGTCGTCGGTATCTTTGGTGAAAATTATTCTGGTAAAAGCAGCACGATTGACTCGCTTTGTTATGCTCTGTTTAGCAACACAACAAAGAACGTGAGGAAATCTTACAACATTATTAACCAGAACAGGCAGAAGTGCCGCGCCAAAGCGGTTATCGATATTGCCGGAAATGATTATGTTATCGAAAGACGTTCGGAGAAGTACGTCAAGAGACTCAAGGGAGAGACAACAAATGAGGCAAAGACTGATGTTGATTTTTCAGTTGTAGATCCTTCGGGAGAAGAAAGAGAATTGAACGGTACAACGAAATCTAACACAGACAAGAATATTGCAAAATACTTTGGAACCATAGAGGATTTTCTCTTGACATCGATGTCCTCTCAGACTGATTCTCTAACTTTCATCAAAGAAGGCTCCACAAGGAGAAAGGAAATTCTTGCAAAGTTTTTGGATTTAATTCTTTTTGAAGAGAAGTTTTCATTGGCGAAGGAAGAAGCTGCAGATCTCAAGGGGCTCGTTAAGGCACTTGAGGGCAGAGATTACAACAATGAGATCGGCGCCTGCGCTGCCGATGTTGTTAGAAACTCCAATGAGCTTGAAGAACAAAAGGAAAAATGCAATAACATAAAATTAGAAATGGCAGAGATCGACGAAGAGGTTGCAACAATCACATCTCAAATCGATTCTATTCCTGCAGAAATAATTGACGCAGAAAATTCAAAGAAGCAAATTTCCCGACTAACCGAAGAGGTGTTCTCCTTAAATGAAACTTCCACCACCACCCAGGAGTCCTTAAAGGACGATGTTGAAAACCTTGAGAAGATAAATGGCTTTCTGGCATCTTTTAATGTCGACGAATATAAAAAAGCAAAAGAAGAAATTGTTCGACTCGAAAAGGAACTAGGAGAATTATCAGGAGAGGAGAAGACGAGCCACGAACGATTGAAGGTAGCAAAGAAAAAGTCTACGTTATTGAACGAAGTCCCATGCGGAGACAAATTTTTGCATTGTAAGTTGTTGAAGGACGCCACTATTGCTCAGGGGAGACTGCCGTCTTTGGAAGGAAAGCTTTATGAAATAACCTCGAAAAGAAAAGACAAAGAAAGGTGCTTAAATTTGCTTGAGCCAGAGTCTGTGGACTCTCGGATTGAAAAATATGATCAGCTTATTACCAAAAAGCTACAAAAAGAAAGAGCAGTATCTGAGGCATCTTTGTTGGTTGAAAAACTTGCTTTGGAAGTTCTCTCAAAGGAAAGGCACATCGAAGATCTTGAGGTGGATTTAAAAATCTATGAAGAAAACCGCGAAGCTATTGAAAATTTGGAACTCCTCCTAAGAGAGAGAGAAAGAAAGCAAAAAAAGAATTCTTCTTCTGCGCTATGCCTTGATGCATGTGAAGAAGAAATAATGAAACTCTATAAGATTCATGGCTCCTTAGAAGAGAAGTTGTCCTCTTTGGAGCACGACAGAGCAACACTTCATCAAAAGAGGGAAGAGTATGCAGCTTATGATTATTTTTTGCAGTGCATGCACCCTCATGGAATATCTTCGGATATTGTAAAAAGAAGGCTCCCCGTTATCAACGCCGAAATATCTAAGGTGCTTTCAAACGTTGTTGACTTTGAGATATATCTTGAGACAGATGGCAGAAAGCTTGATGTTTTGATCAAGCATCCAAAGTTTGATCCGCGCCCGATTGAGCTCGGCTCTGGCGCAGAAAAGACATTGGCAGCTATCGCAATTCGTTTGGCACTACTCAGTGTAAGTACGCTGCCTCGCGGTGATATTTTCATTCTTGACGAACCAGGAACGGCTCTCGACGAGAATAACATGGAAGGCTTTAATAGGATTGTTGACTTAATAAAAGTGCAATTTAATAAGGTTATTTTGATCTCACATCTTGACAGTTTAAAAGATTCTGCAGATGTGACAATAGATATAGACAGAAAGGGCGAATTCGCTCATATTAATCAATAGACACTACTTATGTGATGGAGGTGATGATTATGAGCACTGAAGAAAAAGTAAAGTTAGATACGATTGAGAGCAAGCTAGATGAGATTACATCAAAGTCTGGCGCACTGGATAGACTGTTTAGCAAGGTGGCATCTCGAAAGCTAATGGTATGGCTGACGGCGACAGCGCTTATGTCCGTATCGGCCCTCGACTCAGAGCACTGGGTTTGGATCAGCATTGTTTATCTAGGCGGTCAATCTGCTATTGATATCTTCGAAAGAATCAAAGGTTATAATAAATGATAAAACTGAAAAAAGCCCTGTCATGGCTTAAGCACTACTGGTATTTTCCGGTTGTGCTTATTGCCATTAGCATTGCCTTCATCACCCACCGCAAGAAAGTGGAGATGTTGGTTGATATTCTGATTGGTTCTATGGAGAGCCACAAGAAACAGGTTGAAGCCATTGAATTGGCAGAGGCAGCGAAAGCAGACAAGATCGAAAAGGCGGCACTAGATCACTCTGAAGAAATACAAGACATCTTCTCAGACGAGGCAGCTGCCATAGAAAAAGCAGGGCGACAAAAAGAGAAAAGAGAAAAGTCTCTCCAAGAGCTGGAAATGGAAATGCTCGCAGAAGAGATGAAAAAAGCTTTTAAGAAAGATTAAATTATGAGAACATTAATACTATTATCACTATTATTCAGTTTCCCTGTTTTTGCCGACGAGATTGTCGCAGAGCCAATTACGAAAGGGCAAAGGGCACCATTCAATGGGATTATTCTCGACGGTCCATCTGCAGCCAAGGTAATCTCAGCGCATGAATATGCTACAGAGAAGTGCAAGATCAAGTCAGAACACGACGTGAAGAAGGCGAAAGCAAATTGCGAACTCGAAAAAGATATTCTTGCCGCGAAACTCCAATCTCTTCATGAGAAACACACAGCCATCACCAAGATTAAAGATACAGAAATCACAAGACTCCAAGGAGCTCTCAGGGATGTGTCTGCTGATTATAGCGAGTGGTGGTTTGTCGGTGGCGTTGTTGCAGGAATTGCGACTTCGATTGCTATTTTTTATGCAGCTGTGAAAACATCGCAAGGAGAGGCATGAAGCGAGACACAAACGATATCGCTGCGCTTGAGAAAGCAATTTCTAAGAAGTATGGTATGGAAACAATTGTGAATCCCAAGTCCACATGGGATTCAGAAAAAGAAGACGCTTACATCGAGCAAGTGAAAAAGGTGGCAAAATCCGAAGAAGAGAGTCCCAAAAAGGCATCTAAAGTCGAATTAAACGGATTTTTGTTATCTGAAAAACTAATTAATAAGCGGAGCGAGAGAACTTGTCCTGTGTGTGACACCTACTCTTTCAATAAAAAAGATGATTTATATATGAATCGTTTTGATTGTTGTTTTAAGTGTTACATTAACTTTGTTGAGGACAGAGAAGAACGGTGGGAGTCAGGTTGGCGCCCACATTGTGTGGAGAATGATGATGATTAAAGAAAAATTGGAAGAGATTATTGAACTGCTTGCGTTATCTGATAAAGATACTCAGAAATTTGATCGTGGAAACGCAACTGCAGGAACTCGTGTTCGCAAGCAGGCGATGGAAGCCATTAAGTTGCTAAAAGAAATGAGAGCGGAAATCATTGAAGTTCGCAAGAACCGGAAATCTAACTAAAAGGGGTACTAGAAATGTCAAACATTGCCGATATTGTAAAAGGAATTAATCAAGCCGCTGCTAACGCGCACGACGGAGCAGTCAACGATGAGGGAGAACCTCTCGATATTGGCTTACAAAGAGAGAAGCCGACGCCCATTAGTGATCGCAGGGTTATGGATGGTTTTGGCGTGACATTTTTGGGGAACAACATGCGGGTGAGTTACACTCGTGAAGTGGCTACCAATGAAGTGATGAGCAACAAGCTCAAAACAGAGGTTGAGACTGCCATTGAAGAGGTATCCTCCTTTTTGAAAAAGGAATATAAAAAAATCACAGGAGATTCCTTGAAGCTGAAGAAGCTTCCCGGCGCTGTGATTGGGAATGTCCAGAGTACTTCCCGCGTTCGATCCTGGGTACAGGCTCAGTGTAATTACGAAATCCAAGGCGCAGACAACACTAAGGAGCCAAAGAGGAGTATCGATTCTGCAATTAAATCTTTTCTGGAGCTTGGCTCTAAGTCCAAAAAGCCGGAGAATGTGTCTATTACGCCCAAAGCTAATGAAAAGTAGGTGCGTCTATGGCTGCCTACAATTTAAGTAAGAAGCAGATAATTAAAGAAATTGTTAAGTGTGGGAAAGATTCTGTTTATTTCACAAACACTTATGCTAGAATTTCACACCCTCTTAAGGGGCAAATCCCCTTCAAAACATACGACTTTCAAACACAGCTTCTGAAAGATTTCACGGATCACCGTTTCAACGTCATCTTAAAAGCGCGGCAACTCGGTATATCAACCATCACCGCTGCCTATGTTGCATGGCTGATGATGTTTCACAAAGAGAAGAGTGTTCTTGTTGTGGCAACAAAGTTTGGAACGGCTTCCAATCTTGTTAAAAAGGTGAAACAGATTATCAAGAATCTGCCTCCATGGATGTCAACGGCAACTATATCTATCGATAACCGTTCTTCATTCGAGCTGTCCAACGGATCGCAGATTAAAGCGTCATCCACCTCTGGAGACGCCGGCCGCTCCGAAGCCCTATCACTTTTAGTCGTCGACGAAGCAGCCCACGTTGAGGGACTCGAAGAGCTGTGGATGGGGCTCTATCCCACTCTTTCTACTGGTGGTAGATGTATTGCCCTGTCCACACCAAACGGTGTAGGAAACTGGTTCCACAAAACCTTCGCAGATTCAGACGAGAATCGTAATGATTTTTATTCTACCACTTTACAGTGGGATGTCCACCCTGATCGCGATGCAAGCTGGTTTGAAAAAGAGACAAAGAACATGTCTGTCAGGGACATTGCACAAGAATTAGAGTGTTCGTTTCTAACATCCGGCGAGTCTGTTATTCACCCACAGGACATTTTGCGTCTGGAGGAGGCAGTTGTTGAGCCAAAATATAAAACTGGCTTTGATAGAAATTTGTGGATTTGGGAAGAGTTTAATCCTGGCAATTCATATCTTCTCGTGGCTGATGTTGCCCGTGGCGACGGAAAAGACTTTTCCGTGTTCAACGTTGTTAAGCTTGAGACAATGGAAGTTGTTGCTGAATACCAAGGAAAGCCTACATTAGAATCTTTTGCAATGATTTTAAATACCAGCGGGAGAGAATATGGAGATTGCATGTTGGTGGTGGAAAACAACAACATTGGTTTCAATATCCTAGAGAAGCTGATAGAAATCCAGTATCCCAACTTATATTACTCCAATAAAGGATCTCATGAATATATTGATCCCCTTGTTGCAGAAACAAAATCTTCAGCCATTCCGGGCTTCACCACATCTATGAAGACGCGCCCACTGATTATAGCAAAATTAGAAGAATATATCAGAAATAAACTACTTAAAGTATATTCTGTGCGTCTAATTAGCGAAATGCGAACATTTGTATGGAATAATGGACGCCCACAGGCAATGCGTGGATATAATGATGATCTCATGATGTCTCTTGCCATAGCGTGTTGGGTGCGGGATACTGCAATACTTACCAATAGTAGAGCGGTGGAATATAGCAAGGCTTGCTTGGATTCAATGATTGTGGCAAATACAAAAATAAATACTAAAATTCCTGGACAAATGGGTTATAATAGATCATTAGATATTGATGCAAGGAAGAGAGACGAAGCTTCTCTCAAAGATTACCAAGATTTTATGTGGTTATATAAAGGATAAAAGATGGCAGATAAATCAAGAAACCCAAGAAACCCCGCCTCTGGACTTTTTAACAGATTAACGAGACTATTCTCAGGCCCCATCGTCAACCGACGAACGCAGATGTACAGGCAGCAACGAAGAAAAGATCTCAACAAATATAAATATCAGTTTAAATCCGCCAGTGGGCTGCAGTTTAAGAAGTCCACCTATAATCCGTTCGATGTCATGCAGACAAATCAGATTTCAAACCAGAACCGCGCAGAACGGTATATGGATTTTGATCAAATGGAGTATACTCCAGAGATTGCCTCGTCATTGGATATCTATGCTGATGAGATGACAACATTTTCTGAGATTCAAGAAATGCTCAAGATTAGGTGCACCAACGAGGAGATTAAAACGATCCTCACATCATTGTATGAGAACGTGCTTAACTTACAATTCAATATGTTCGGCTGGTGCCGAACGATGTGTAAATATGGTGACTTCTTTTTATACCTTGACATCGACGAAGCCGAAGGGGTAAAGAGCGTTATTGGGCTACCCCCACAAGAAGTAGAGAGGCTCGAAGGAGAAGATCCAACAAACCCGAACTACGTCCAGTTCCAGTGGAACTCAGGTGGATTAACTTTTGAAAATTGGCAGATGGCACATTTTCGCATTTTAGGAAACGACAAGTATAGCCCTTATGGAACTTCGGTTCTTGAACCAGCCAGGAGAATCTGGCGGCAATTACTATTACTCGAAGATGCAATGATGTCTTATCGCATTGTACGCTCACCAGAAAGACGAGTCTTTTATATTGATGTCGGAAACATTGCTCCACAGGATGTCGAGCAATATATGCAACGAGTCATGACTCAGATGAAACGAAATCAAATTGTCGATGCACAAACCGGAAGGGTAGATTTGAGATATAATCCTCTGTCGGTAGAGGAGGACTATTTTATGCCCGTTCGTGGAGAATCTTCTTCAAAGATCGAATCTCTCCCCGGCGGCACCTTTACTGGTGACATCGACGACGTTAAATATTTAAGAGATAAACTCTTCTCTGCTCTCAAGGTACCGCAGTCATATTTGTCTCGCGGCGAAGGCGCAGATGAAGATAAATCGACACTAGCCCAAAAAGACATTCGGTTCGCAAGAACCATCCAAAGACTTCAAAGAAGCGCTCTTTCGGAAATTGCAAAGATTGGAATTATTCACCTCTACACTTTAGGTTTCAGAGGAGATGACTTGGTGAGCTTTACACTCAGCTTAAATAACCCATCGAAGATTGCAGAATTGCAAGAGCTCGAACACTGGAGAACCAAGTTTGATGTTGCTCAGGGAGCCTCGGATGCGTTTTTTAGCAAGCGTTGGATTGCCTCTCACATCTTTGGCTTGACTGATGACGAGATTATCCGCATGCATCGTGAGATGTTTTTTGATAAGAAGCTCACGGCAGCTTTGGAAGCTGTGGCAGAAGGCGAAGGCGGTGACATGGGAGGCGATCTTGGTGGCGACGACTTCGGTGGCGATGATCTGGGCGATGATCTCGGCGGCGATGATCTGGGCGATGATCTCGGCGGCGACGATCTCGGCGGCGATGACTTGGGCGGAGATGAAGGTGGAGATGATGACATGCTTCTTACTGCACCTCCGGGCAGACGAAGCGACAATGTTGCTATTGGTGAAAAATATACCACCCCCAAGGCAAAAGGAAAAGTTTATAAAAAACGTGGACAGGGCGGACACAAAGCCGCAGCGCGGAATTATAGCATGGATTCCCACGCTGGCGGACACAAGAGATCCAGATCTCAATCAAATACTGTGCCAGGGTTAGAAGCACTTTCTGCGCTTGCCAATGGGGTATTTGAGTCAATTGATTCAAAAGGCACTAATTATAAGGAAGATGAAAGTGAAATTTTGCAAGCCAGCCAAGAACTTAGATCTTTCGCCGAGGCACTTTCTCGAAAAAGTAAGATGGAGAAACAGTAATGAAAGCAAAACATAACAAGAAAAGAAACACAGCATTCATCTTCGAAGCACTCAGTCAAGAGATGACAAAGGCAATTGTCTCCAAAGACGAAGCGAAAAAGAAAAAGGTAGTCTCTCTTGTTAAAAATCATTTTAAGAAAAACTCAGAGTTAAGAAAAGAATTAGATTTATATCAGAGCTTAAGCGAGAATTGCGAGATGGAGAAAGATGTTGCTATTCGAATTGTACAAGAAGCAAAAAGAATTCATTCGACTATTGATTCCAAAAAGCTATTTGTAGAGCAGACTGCACTCATCAACGCCATTAACAAAAACTTATCCAAAAGCGTGTTTTCAAATTTTGTTGGGAGTTACAAATATCTTGCCACTATCTCTCAAATGTTTCACAACGATGCGAAAGTGAAGGATCGTGTACTTTTGGAAAACACCGTTGTTGATACCATGACAAAAGAAGAACTTTCACCGGAAATGAAACCTGTTGATGGCATTATTTACAAATCCTTTGTTAAAAACTTTAACGAAGCATATGCTCCGAGCCTTCCTGATGTGCAGAAAGAGTTGCTCGGAAAGTATATATCATCGTTTTCAGATAACGGTATTGACTTTAAAGTATATATGAACGAAGAAGTCGGCCGATTAAAAACAAGGGTGAAAGAATCTCTAGACATCAAGGAAATTAAAGAGGACGACGAGATGAGAGAGTCCACCACCAAAGTATATAAGGTTCTGGAAGAAATGGCAAAGAAGCCTATTGACGAAGAGCTTATACAGCAGGTTATGAATGTTCAGAATTTTGTAATGGAGGTGGATTCCAATGGCGATTGAGATAGAAGTAGAAGGCGCCCCGGAGCTTGATAATAAGAAACGCACCGGGAAATCCGAAAATATCAGCTTTAAGTTGAATGCCCGACGATCTTTGGATGGCAACATCATGATTATGGATCACATTGATATTGATATTATTTACACCCCAGGAACCAGAAAGGTTCTTACTTTTGCAAAAAACACCCAGAGCGACGCAGTGTATGCAGCTCAGAACCGCATGTTTGAATATCTGGTTGGACATGGTGTTGTTACTCCTGGCACAGTACAGGGAGGAAATGTTTACGGCTCTATCGAAGGGCAAGTTCCTGAGCCCGTCGGCGGGTTGGATGCCACCAAGGTTTTTGTAATGTCTGTTGGAAAGTTTTTGGAAGAAGAGCGCCCTTATTTTATGTATGAGAAAGCCTACAAGGAATCTGAGATTGAGAACGAGACAGATCCCCCACCCTCAGAAACCACCCCGTTGGGCGCTGTTCCACAGGCAGCCAAGAAAGGCTCCATTGGCAAGTTGAGAGGATACTGGAACGTCTAATGAACCTCTTGTTATTTGTTTTGTGCGCCTATGGCTTAACACAAATCATCGTTTATGGAACAATTTTTGATAAAATCCGCCCCACCGACGGGTGGATGTGTATGCTTTTTTCCTGCTCTATGTGTGTTGGTTTTTGGGTTGGCGTATTTCTTTGGGGAATAAACGATTTCACAGAACTATTTATCTTCGATAACAGCATCCTAACAGGCTTTTTGTTAGGTTGCCTTTCTTCTGGGACGAGTTATATTCTGTGCCAGAGTTTCGGAGACGAGGGAATTAAACATGAATTACACAACGAGAAGGTGGATGTTGCAACCAGTAAGACGCTGTTGCAAGGGTAATATATCCGAACGGGTTGCGCCCGTTCAATGGAATGGAGAGTTTGATGTCAAAGTATTTGCTTACTGAATATTACGAATTATGTCCGAACGGAACGTGTGAAGATCTACTAACCGAAGCTGAGAAGCAAATGGTGAAGAATGGTGCTATGTTTCTTACGGGTGTAATGCAGAGAGCAGAGTCTAAGAATGGCAACGGCAGAGTCTATCCAACACCGGTTCTGGAGAGGGAAGTAGAGAACTACAAAAAGCTCGTCCGGGATCGTCGCTCCGTTGGAGAACTTGATCATCCCGATTCTGATGTCGTAAATCTCAAAAATGCCTCTCACATTGTTACTGATATTTGGTGGGACGGCTCCGACGTTAAAGGGAAGGTGCAGCTTTTAGGCACCCCCTCCGGTCAGATTTTGCGCTCACTTGTCGATGGCGGAGTTAAACTGGGCATTTCTTCTCGCGGTTTGGGATCTGTAGCAGAGTCTGCCGGAACCACAACTGTACAAGACGACTTCCAACTTATTTGTTTCGACTTCGTTTCAGAGCCCTCTACGACGGGAGCTTTCATGATGAAGGAAAACAAAATGCGAAGCAGCAATATCGTGACAAAAGCCGATAGAATCAACAGAGCTTTAAATGAAATCTTGAAGCCGTGGGAGAGCAATTAAATGAAAATCCGTAAATCCAGATTAAAACAAATTATCCAAGAAGAGGTTGAGAATTTCAAATTCATCGATGTGAGAGAGAGCATTATGGATGGAAGTGCTGCCACCGAGGACGCCGAAGCCAAAGAACAAGAGTCCGAAGATGACACGGGACCAGTGGGAGAAAGCAACTCAGCTCTTGACGAGCTCGTTGTTCAGGAAATCATTAGAGCACTTGGCGAAACGGAAAAGCCGGATGAATGGCATCAGGGCGATAGATCCAAATCTACCAAATCCAAAGCAGTGGTGACGGGAGACTACGAAGAGCCCGGTGTTGACATCGATGATGAAAAGGTTGCCGACAAAGTATTCCAGGAAAAGAAAGATTGGCTTGGCGGCATTAAAGATACAGGAGAGTGCACCCCCCCTTCAAAACCAGGGTGCAAAGGCAAAGCAAAGGCTTTCGCCTTGAGAATGCAACCCGGCGGCGACTTGCACAGTGATATAAACAAGGGAAAGTAAATGAAGAAGAGCGAACTTAAAAAGATTTTAAAACCTATCATTAAAGAATGTATTAAAGAATCCCTTTACGAAGAAGGTTTACTAAAGAATATTGTCTCACAGGTTGTCGAAGGCTATTCCCAAGGCGCAACACCAATCGTCGAAACGAAGACTGTAAGCGCCCCTCCTGTACAGAAAATTAATGAATCAAAACAGATGAAGTCACAACTTGACGAAACAAAGAAAAAAATGCTCAAAGCAATTGGGCAGAATGCATATGGCGGAGTGAACGTTTTTGAGGGAACAACCCCAATGCGATCCGCAGAACCAGCAGCCGGAAACGTTATGGAGGGCATAGAGCCCAGCGACTCTGGCGTCGATATCTCCAAATTAGTTAATAATAATTGGGGAAAATTAATATAGGAAGGCTTATTTATAATGGCATCAAATGTAACGATTAAACCAAGAGCAGGAGAATCCTCAGAAAAACTGGTTAAAAGATTCATGAAGAAGGTTAAAAAGTTTAGGATTATTGAACAAGTTAGAGAAAGACGTTATTACCAAAAAAAGTCTGACAAAGCGCGCCTTGCAAACAAGAAAGCTCGCAGGGACATTCAAAAGAAATTAGCCAAGAAAAAGGCTTTAGAGAGAAATGTATAAGATTGGGATATAATTACCCAATAGACGGAGAAACGACATGGCAAACTATTATCAATATAAACCGGGACTAGGAGCAGTCGGACAGTATCAGGTGTCCGGAAAGCCGTTTATCACAGGCTCGGTAGATTGTTCCGCCGCCCCTACTGAAATTAGCTTTCCGTCCGTTACAAGTTGGATTGTTGTTCAAAATCATTCCACCGCGAGTATCCTCAATGTTGCTGTTTCTGAAAATGGCTTACCTTCGCAGGGAGGAGATAACTATTTTCAGGTTTTCGAAGGTTCAACATACACCTACTGGAGTGTTCCAAGTCTTGATTTGAAACTAACATCATTGTGGATTGAGGGCTCCCCCGACGCCGACGTAATCGCCGGATTAACCGGAATTGAGGTTTCTGAAATTCCAAACAATTGGTCTGGCTCTTCAGGCGTTGGTTAAAAACAGAGGTATAACATGACAAACTATTACACACACAAACCGGGACTAGGCGAAACTGGAGAATACGAAGCTTCAGGAAAGCCGTTTTTTAAGGGAAAAGTAGACTGCAAGCCCGGACCTGTACAGATTGTTTTCCCATCTGTTACCAGCTGGATTGTTTTCCAAAACCACGATGTTACACAGGCAGATTATCTTCATGTCGCCATTTCCGAAAACGGATTACCCTCCAACGGAGGAACTAACTATTTTACGATTCATGATAATTCAACCTATTCGTACTGGAGTGTGCCGGCTCTTCGCTGGAAAGTGACTTCCGTTTGGATTGAGGGCTCTGATAATGTCGATATCGTTGCTGGATTAACAGGGGTTGACGTTTCTGAAATTCCAAACAACTGGTCGGGCTCTTCAGGCGTAGGCTGAGTTTCTCTCACAACCTAGCATAAATAAAGCACCTTTTAGGGTGCTTTATTTTATTTCTTTTGGGATCTCCTGCGAAATAAGCTCTATTTCACAACAAACAAAACAATTAAATTAATTTAAGATTTCGGTAACGATTTTAGCTACTTACACCCGAAGACTGTGGCACAGCTGTGCCTATCTGTCTTTAGCACTTGTAGCAGGTAGGCTGCTGTAGGTGTTTAATTAACAATTTAATCCTTGGAGGGATATAAATATGGCTAACAAAAAAGGTATAGCAGTGTTAAGCACTGTTGACGGCTCTCCAATCCACAAACTTGTGGATGACGGGAGCGCTCGTATTGGCGGAGGCGCCGGCAAAGCAGTAGTTTTGAACGGTGTTGTGAAACTTGAGAATCTCAATGTTCCCACTACCGCCGGAAAAATGAACGCTAGTGGCGATACCGCCGATAGCATAGCAGATGCTATTAATGGAATTTCGGGCTCATTGAAAGAAGAAATCGACACCAATGGCACTGCTCGACGTAGTGGAATCAACACTCAAATCGAAAACTTAAAAACCACAGCAGGTGTTACTAATGCCGGTGACACAAGCGCCAACGGCGTTGGGCAGCTTGACTGTTCTTTTGTACACACAGGCGCTCGTTATATTAACGACACCGATTTGGCAACATATACAACTGCCAACGGCCTCGATCGCAGTTTTTTCGCAGTAGATGAGGCATTAAACGCAGAAGTGGGAATTCAACTCGGCGAGATCACGACTCTCGAAGCTAGAATCATAACGGACATAGCTGCTGTTGTTGGAGCACTTACTGGCTCAGATCTTCAAAACATTGAAGACATGTCAGCATCACTTGGCGGCGACACAGCTTTTGCCATCAGTATGTTAACATCACTTACAACTGCAATTGATGATCTTGATGGTTTAATCAATCAGCAAATGACAGGTGATTTATCAGCTTCGGCAGACGCTGTTAAAGCAGAAAGAGTTCGTGCTAAAGGTAATGACGCTGCTGATGCTACCGTAACTGGTGGATCGCAAGGTGGTCTTCAAACCGAAATCGATCAAGTACAACAAGGTGTTGGCTTGGATGATCAAGCAGCATGGGATAGTGCTACTTTTCACCCTGATGGTGCTGGCGCCGTTCTTCCTGCTGCAACTGATATCGCACTCGCGGTAGACGTTAAAACGATGGAAGATCGAATAACGGCATTAACTGGAACCAAGTTCGAAGCACAGGACTTGCTCATTGAAGGCACCAGCAACATCGCTGGACGCATGATGATGGAGGGGGCCAACGCTTCTTTTAATTTTCCAGTTCGCACAGCTCAAGAAGTTGTGGACAGTACATATGGACAAGCTGCTAACGATTCGGCTAATAATGGAAAAGTTTTCTATTTGAGCGACACTTCGGCAGCATGCAACGCACTAATCACCGCTGGCACATTGCCACAAGATTTTGCGGAAGGCAAAAAGCTTTATTTCTGTGAAAACGGAATTTGGCACTCCTCTTATTTGTTGAAGCAGGAAACTGCGTAATAAATAATGATGGAATTTACACATTTTAACAATTTAATCCTTGGAGGGATATAAATATGACATTAAAAAAAGGTATAGTAGTTCGCATCTCTGGCTCTAGCGGCAATGCAGCCGTTCATAAGCTGGACGATCAGGGCGAATTCAATCTGGGCCTAGAAGGTTCAGGACACACCGTAAATCTTAATGGTGTGGTTTCCGTATCTGGTTTGGCAAGTGACGTCAAGACAATGCTCGACGACGTGGCATCCGCCATTTCAACGGAAACAACGAACGATCAAAACACAATTAATGATATTGACACCAAACTCACCAATTTGGAAACGCAACTGGGAGTATCCGCCACAGGCGAACCTTACCCAGCCGCCTCTTCCATCGGTGCAACTTCTTTTAAAGGAGCAGACAATACCATACACACCGCAGTCACTGGTCAAGTCGAAGCGAGAATGACTGCAATTATGGATCAGAACTCAGCTACTTCATTTATGAAGCAGATCGCAGACAAAGTGTTCGGCGATGACGCTGCAGCAAAGATTGGAAATCTGGGGGGCACTCTTTTAACAATTAAAGATATTAAAGATAGTCTCACAGACGATGCCGATGATGACGACGGTATTGATCCCGTACAATTAAAGGAAGATCTTCTTGCCTTTATTAACACCAGAAAGCTGGCTTTCATCAATAACGCCGACGACGCACTCAACACTCTTGGAGAGTTGTCTGGTGCTGTTGCAGGAGAAATTGGGCGATATGAAACCAAAGATTCGCAAATGGACACTGAACTTGGAACCACTCTTGGCAACTCTTCATTGAATGCTGATGGTACTGCCAATTTTGGTTATGCTACATATAACGACGACCAAGGCGCCCCTTATATTTCTGGCGCAACCACGTTAAAGGCAGCGGATATTCTTCTCGATACTGCAATCGCAGCTCGTGAGACTTCATTAACCAACTTGACTATTCACTTAGATCTCGCAGGGGATATTGAGGTTGACGGATCCGCCGATCTTAACGACGTTTCGTTCACCCCGAATTCTTCAAGATTCAGTCTCCCAACCATGACAGCTTCCGCAGCAGAAGATGCAGCAGGAGTAAATCTTACGGATACGTCTGGTGGACAACACGACGGTAAATTTGTTCTTATCACCACTGGTGGCGGAACTGTTTTCCAACAATCTAACAAACTCTACATGTGTGAAGATGGCGTCTGGCACCCATCAGCATTCATTCATGAAGAACAAGCTTAAACTAAAGGAGAAAATTAACTATGACAAAAGGTATAGCAGTAGTTTCAGGTTCTTCAACCGTGAAACACAAACTCATGGACGACGGGACAGCCGAACTCGGCCAATCCGGAATCCATACCGCAGTTTCCACTCTTTCTGGTTCAGTTACTGTCCTAAGTGTTGGAAACCTCGTAACACAAACCCACGCAGCTAGTTCTTCTGTGGGTTCTTTAATACAGGCAGGCGCGGCTACTTGCAACCCGGTGGAGATAAACTCAACTGATCTTTCAGATACAATGACAGACGATACAATTGGAGAAGGTTATACTTCTACGAATGTTCCCATTGTTGCTGGAGCAACAAGCTTGCTGACAGCAGATAGAGTCATCGATGATGCACTCTCTGCATCTCGTGACAACATTGAACTGGTTGCCTCTGGCAGCATCACAGATGATGGTTCGCTAGCGCATGCCATCGATACATATCTCAAGGGCACTGGCTTGGCCGGCAACCTTGACACAATGAAAAAATTGAACGAGTCAATGGAAGCTGACGCAGCTTTGTCTGGCACCGTTCACTCTGCAATTGAGCAGATGAAAACTGATGTAAGAGGTACTGCCCCATCTGACGACGATCTTACCCAGATTGACGGCAGATTGGCAACTCATGTTAGTTCCACTTTGGCAGCTTCTGCCAATAACGTTGAATTAGCATTGGGAGCTCTTCTTCAAACCGCCAGATCTTCAGTAGATATGGGCGCCAGCGGAGAATACGGCTTCTCTGGCACTAATTATCTCGAACATGCAAGCACTAATAGTGTTATTGCTGCAGATCTGGCTTTGTGGGACGCCCAAAACGGGATGGATGGAAATTCCGAGACTCTTCAGTACATGACTGGCACCACGGCGGATTCGTTGCAGATGACGATTACCTCTGCAGCAACTGCATCTTTCAAAGGAGCAGTTACAGTTGCGGGGGAATTTTCAGTTCCAACTTTTACTTCGACGGGTTCAGTGGAAGATCTTGACGGCAAGGTTAATGGAGAGATTATCTATTTAGAGGTAGCACCAGCAAGCTTTGTCGCATCAGACGCTTTCCCATCAAATAAAAAGTTTTATTTCATGGAAAAAGATCAGTGGTTCCCATCTCCGTTCTTTACGGATTATTCACCAACCCTTTCTTTCGGTGGAAGCTTTCTTGACAGCTGGGATGTTGGAAGCCCTCCAGCTGGACTCGAATCAGCAGGCTTGGGCTTGTTGACTGGCGTAACTGCTACTGATCATGAAGATGGAGCTATTGCAGCCCCTGATCTGACAGTATCCCATACCGCTGCTGCTTTGGATGCAGCCGGTGCAGGGCAGACAACGGTGACTTATACTGTTACGGATGCTGATGGTAACTCCGCAACTGCCGATAAAGTAATTACGTTAACTGCAGGCGCCGGTGGCGGCGGCGGAGGCGGCGGCGGCGGAGGCGGCGGCGGCGGAGGCGGCGGCGGCGGCGGAGGCGGCGGAGGCGGCGGCGGCGGCGACGGTGGCGGCGACGGTGGCGGCGATGAAGGCGACGGCGGCGGAGGCTGGGGGTAATCCTCAGTAATATAGTGAATTAATCAAATAATTCAATGAATACACAAAAGGCACCCTCTTCGGAGGGTGCTTTTTTCTTTGCGGTATCAAAAATATTGTTATCTCCCTTAAAATCCACTTTTTTCGTAAAAAACGTCATTTCCGAAACGTAAACACTATTTATATTAGTTAAGGTTCCCTTCGGGGAATAAAACAATGATTTTGTATACGAAATAACGGGAGTATCCACATGTCAAATATGTTACAACAAGCAATTATTGATGCCAAGGCGCTTAAAGAAGCAGCTTTAAAGAACGCGGAAGCCGAAATTGTCGAGAAGTACGCACCTGAAGTTAAGAAGGTGATGGAGAGCATCCTCGAAGCAGAGGACGAAGACTTGGCTGACGAAGACGCAATGGACATGGGAATCCCAGACAACGCCACCCCCGTAGAAGATCCGACTGCAATGGATCTACCCCTTGGTGCTGCTCCTGGAGAAAATGCTTGTCCATGCCCAGACGAAGATGAGGAAATTGTCCTTGATTTACCAGGACTTGCAGCAATTGTTGCTGATGAAGAGCCTGCCATTGACGACTTGGAAAATACCGAAACCGAACTGGCACCAGCAATCGAAGATGAGGAAGAACCCCTCGCGCTGGAAGAAGATGAACTAGCTTCCGTCATTGCCGAACTTCTTGGCGAAACAGAAGAAACTCTTGAGGAGAATGAAACCGTTGAAGAAGTTTCACTGGAAGAGGACACGGACAAGGAAGAAGATCCAGAAGACGATCCAAACTGGAAAGGTCCCAATGCGGGATATGGAACTGTCACAACCGAATCAATCGATCTTAAGAAGATCGCCGGCAAGAAAAAAGAACTTTTAGAAACTATCAAAGCCCTCCAAGTGCAAAACGATAATTTCAAAACCGACAACACTAAACTGTTGTCAACAATGAGCGAGCAGAAGAAGAATCTTCGGAAGCTCGCAACGACGTTGGAGAATCTCAGTCTCCAAAATGCTAAACTACTTTATACGAACGAAGTATTAAAGACCGCCTCTTTGAATGAGCGACAGAAACAAATTGCTGTCGAGGCACTTCATGAAGTAAAGACAGTTGAGCATGCAAAGACTGTATTCGAAACACTTCAAAGCACAGTGGTGTCCACCAAGAGGCGTGGACGACCTGAATCACTTAGCGAAGTAGTTAGCAACAATACGTCGATTAGAGTGCCTCGACGCAAAGAACAAAAAATATCTAATCCCCATGAAAACCGTTGGAAACTTCTGGCGGGGATTAAATAACTAACTACAAGGAGACATAATATGTCTATTTTAACACGTTTAACTGAAGGTATTGTTGATCGTGATCTTTCTAAGGAAGGTGCTGCCCTGCAGAATAAGTGGGAGCAAACTGGACTTTTAGAAGGATTGACGACTGACCAATCCAAAAACTATATGAGTCGCTTACTCGAAAACCAAGCAAAGGAGCTTCTTCGTGAAGCATCATCCATGGCCGCAGGCGATGTGGAAGGATTTGCAGCTGTTGCATTTCCTATCGTTCGTCGTGTGTTCGGTGGATTGATTGCAAATGATTTAGTATCCGTACAACCTATGAGCCTTCCTTCGGGACTCATCTTCTTCATGGACTTTACTTTAAATAGTGACCGTGGATTGGGTGACGAAGCAGGAGATTCAGTATATGGTGGCGGCCGTGTGGCTTCTGAAATTACTGGTGGTGTAACGCTAACTGGCGCTGCAGCAGACGAAGGTTTCTACAACTTGAACAGTGGTTACAGCTCACCTACCGGAAGCGCCACTGGAACAGCAGCGACGGGAAGTGTGGTTGTTGCAACCGCTAGTGCTCCTGGCAGCATGAGTGCCGCAGGAAGCAAAGCTATCCGTTATGATCCCGATTTGATGGGAGAAACCAATGATTGCCAACAGCTGTCTTTGGATATCTCTGCTCTTACACCTAATATCAACCCCCTTTTGAATAAAGAAAACTTGATCGATATCAATTTTTCGGCTTCAACTGGCGCTGAATTGTCTGGTAGTTCGCTTGTTCGTCGTTTGACGACTTTGGACGGCGATACTTTGACTTTGACTTTCCGCGACGTTGGTGGTGACATCAATGACGTAGCTGGTACGTTGTCATATCCTTTGAAAGATCAGTTTACGGACGGCGGAGCTTTAGGTTCTGTTGTTGGTACTGACCCATGGGGACTTGAAGGTGCTGGCGAATCACCCGGACCCGGTACGTTCAATGGAGAAGCAGTTGACGCTATTCCTGAGATCGACATCAAAGTGGATAGTGTTGCTGTTACCGCAATCACCAAGAAGTTGAAAGCAAAATGGAGCCCTGAATTGGGACAAGACTTGAACGCTTATCACAACCTCGACGCCGAAGTTGAATTGACAAGCATTCTGTCTGAGCAAATTGCTCTCGAAATCGATCAGGAAATCCTGAACGACTTGGTGCAAGGTGCAAAAGCGAGCACTTACTACTGGAGCCGACGCCCCGGTAAGTTTGTTGATCGTGACACAAGTGCTGCACTTGATCCCGCCGGCGACTTCACTGGTACGGTTTCTGAATGGTACGAGACGCTTCTCGAAGTCGTTAATGACGTATCCGCTCAGATCCACCGCAAAGTGTTGCGTGGCGGAGCTACCTTTTTGGTTACTTCTCCCGAAGTTGCCAACATCCTCGAATTCACCGCAGGCTTCCGAGCCAAAGTGACTCACGATGATGACAAGGGAACTGCTGGTACGGTAAACGTCGGAACCTTAAGCGGTAAATGGGATATTCTGGTTGATCCATACTTCCCACGTAACGTGATTTTGGTTGGACGTAAAGGTAGTAACTTCCTCGAAAGTGGATATGTTTACTCCCCTTATGTGCCGCTGCAAGTCACTCCTACCATCTTCGGGCCTGAAGACTTCGTACCCAGAAAGGGTGTGATGACTCGCTATGCGAAGAAAATGGTGCGTCCCGATATGTACGGTTTGGTTATTGTAGAAGATCTACTCGGCTAATCTAAAACATTACATAACATATAAAGAACCCGTCCCTGTGACGGGTTTTTTATTTGTGCTTCCTTTACTTGGGAAATAAACTACTTACTAAGTGAATTATAATATCCTGCGAGGTAATCTGCATGGCTGCTCCTGTTCTCACCCCAAAAAGCAATTCAAGTGTTTCTGTCCTACCCGTAACGGGAACGACAACCAACGTTCTGAGTTCACTTGCAACAAACGTATATTCGTCGGATGATTTTATTTCAGGCGCCGTCGATCAGGTGACTTACACCTACCGCAAATTGGGCGGCGATGTCTTAGATTTAGAAATTAAAGAAGAAAGTGTTTATGCCGCATATGAAGAATCGTGTCTTGAGTATTCATATCTTATAAACATACACCAGTCCAAGAACATACTCTCTGACGTACTGGGCGCCCAGACAGGGACTTTTGATCACCGAGGGGAGATGCTGTCTGGAACACTAAAAGATTCTCTTAGCGGCTCGCACGTTGGCTTAAAATACCCATTGTTTGATTATGCCTATGCACGTCGAGTTGCCGATGGTATTTCACAGGAAGCAAATGTTGGAGGAAGCGCTAATGTATATTCTGCTTCTTTTGATATTGTATCACTTCAGCAAGATTATGATCTCCAGGAAATTATCATGGCATCCGGATCTTCATTTAGTGGATCAGTGGATAATAAAAAGATCTTAATTAAGAAGGTGTTTTACAAGACTCCCCGCGTCATGTGGCGCTTCTTTGGGTATCAGGGTGGGCTAAATGTTATTGGCAACCTGACGTCGTATGGACAGTATGCAGACGACAGCACATTTCAGGTGGTACCAGTGTGGGAGAACAAACTTCAAGCCATGGCATACGAAGACGCACTCTACACCAGAACGTCTCAGTGTTCCTATGAACTTAGAAACAACAAGATCCGCATCTTTCCAAACCCCTCAGCGTATAACATCCAAAAGATGTGGTTTGAGTTTACAATTCCAGGAAACAACTGGGACTCGGACGGAGATATGGACATTGGTATTGACGGCATCAACAACATGAATACTTTGCCGCTCGATAATGTCCCTTATGAGAATATCAATGCAATTGGAAAGCAATGGATACGTCGCTTCTGCTTGGCTTTAAGCAAAGAAACTCTCGGACTCACCAGGAGCAAATTTGCTACCATTCCTATACCTGGAGAATCAGTAACTCTTAATGGTGATGCCCTAGCTAGTCAAGCAAGAGAAGAACAAGATAAACTTCGAGAAGAATTGAAGACAATCCTTGATGAGATGACATACGGACAGTTGATGGCTAGTGATGCCGAACTGATTGATAACGCTAACAAAATTCAACAAAAGATCCCCTTACTCATTTTTGTGGGATAGGAGGATAGTAAGTGTCTGATAACGACAACAAATGGGAACAACCAGCTGCCCCCCCTCCTCCGCTTTTTACGGGGCAAAAAGAAAAAGATCTTGTAAAACAAGTCACCGACGAGGTAATCGAAAGAGTAATCGGAACTTCGATACTCTACTATCCTATTAGTATTAAGTATTCAGACTTTCACCCACTTTATGGCGAAGCAATTAACAAAACTTACTTGCCACCAGTACACGTTGAGGTGCTCGCTGAATGGGAAGGCGAAGAAACCGCCACCACTGGCTTCGGAATAGATAAGAAGTCCTCAGTTACCATCCACTTCCACAAGCGTCGCCTTACCGAAGACCAAAACCTCTTTGTAAGAGAGGGAGACTTCATTCAGTATGGCGAACAGAAGTATGAGATTGTGCAGCTGGCGCAGCCAAAGTTGTTGTTCGGTCAGCCCGATTCAAAGATTGAAATTTCTGCAAAATGTGTTCGCGCAAGGGACGGAACTTTCCCCTCGGAATCTTATGCAGACGACGGAGATGATGATCCGCGCTTAACAGCCCCCGCATGCGATCCCATCCAAGAAATACGAGTTTTAACGGGAGACACCACCAGCACCGGAGGCTCAGGCGAGCAGCCCTGTGGCGAGGTATACGAAAGACCGGGCACTCCCCCTCCGCCTCTATTTACGGGGAGGAAAGAATCAAATTTAGTTAAGCAAGTTAATGATGAGGTTCTCGAACGAGTGGTGGGCCAGCAGGTTGTATATTTTCCAATCTCTATCCCCAATTCTGATTTTCATGAATTATATGGTGAGGCACTAAATAAAACCTTCTTGCCACCCATCCGAGTATTTGCAGCGGTTGAGTGGAAAGGGAGTGAAACAACGACAACCAATTTTGGTATAGATAGAAAATCAGCCATTGAAGTTAAATTCCACAAAAGGAGACTTACTGAAGACCAGAACCTTTTCGTGAGAGAGGGGGACTTTGTTCTTTATGGGAATATTCTTTATGAAATTATTACTGTGGGCCAGCCCAAGCTCCTTTTCGGGAAGATAGACGAGAAATTTGAAGTGGTGGCAAGCTGCATTCGAGCGCGTGAAGGCATCTTTAGGCTTTCGGAAGCCGAGGGAACTGTTAACGAATTTGATCTAGACTCAGTTACAGCATGCGAAAATGCCAACATCATAACCCCCGACGGCGTTGATAATACCATGTCCAATGTGGGGAGCGGCGAAGGAGTATTCAGAAACAAGACAGGAATTAATTTCAACATGAAGACTCTTGTGGAGGGGGATAATATAACCCTTACTTCAACTGCAGACGAGATAACAATCAACTCTTCAGGAGGAGGAGGCGATTGGGATGGCCAGCTTGATGGAAATGCAGGCATAACTGGCTCTCTGGATGTGTCCGGATCAACGAGCTTTGGCAACCTGATGACAGACACTCATACATTTACTGGTTCTATTCTCCAAACAGGCTCAGGAGCAACATCTACATTTATAGATGAGGTACATTTGATGGGAGATGTTGGAATTGGCACGACGTCGCCACCCTCTTATGGGGGATATACATCTCTCGCCCTGAACAACGAACTTTCAGGCGGTATTATTGATTTCCAAAGCGATGGATCAAGGATCGGCGCCATTTATAATGACGACACGAGCTTTTTTGTTGCCGGCGATGGCCCCCTCAAACTTGGTTGCAGTACGGGAGATGTCACTTTAACTCCGGCCAGCGGAGAATCCGTGGTAGTCGACGGCAATTTCGAACTCACCGGAGGCAATGCCGATTTCAAATACGGCGACCATGTTTTTAGCGGTTCCATAACGTTCAAAAGCACTGCGCTTCATATGGCAACGGAACTTACAGGTGTTCAATATCCCCCTCCTTACTGCGGTCGGTTTACGATAGATAACCGGTATCGAGGCATTCCAGCGGATCCTTCCGGAACCCTTCTTCTATACTCTCAGCAATCTTCAAATCAAGATAGGCACCTGTTCGGCGCCAATCTTGAAAATTTTTATCCTTTTAATAATCCTGGCAGCACCGCTTCTAGCAGTCTCTCGCAAGACGAGAAAGATGCTCTTGTATTTGGAGTCAGAGGTGACAGAGGTGTCAACAATCCTGCCGGTGGCCGCACCGTTATTGAATCCCGATATGTGGAGTTGGGCAATCAAGATTTTTTCAGTAGCAACGTCTTCAAAAAGTCAGACTACAACGAAAGTGTTTTTATTAATCCGGGACTTATGGTTGCGGTAGGCAATAGCCCAGGCATCTATATGGTGGCGTCTTCTTCGGAGGCACAAGAAATTCCATATGGAACCAAAGCAGGAGAAGCGAAGATAGGGCAATACGACAACAGCGGCCAGAATTCTAATTTGAATATTCAAAACGAAGCCGTTGGCCACTCTCTAATTTTTAGGACTAGAGACAGTTACGGATCTTTTGCAACAACGATGCCACCACGCCTAACGATTGAAGGAAGCGGCACCGTCATCATCTCAGGCAGCACCCGCATGGGACAACTATCTACCGACACACACAAGTTTTCGGGATCCCTTCAAGTCGGCAGTGCATCAGCTCAACATGCATCCAATTTATCTCACGGAGGCATACCAGCCTTCGAGGTTAGAAACAATGGGCAACTTAGAACTAAAAACGACGGCGCCAAAGGATTTGAATTTGTATCGGAAAACACCCTCAATGCCGGCGACGGAATGGTCGCAACATTCTACATGGGGGACACTAATCCTGAGAGCCCGACTGAAGTCATGCGACTGGATCGAGTAGGCGGTTTTTATGGTGTACAGGGGCTGCACCTGAATGCACTTGGCGAAATCCCTTTCGGGAACCAAGATGTTCGCGTCCAAGTCACCGCCACCGAAACGGAGGATTACGGCGGACTTTCCCCCTATAATGATGCTATTGGCTTAACAGGCTCAATGCTTGGAAGATCGGACAAGAGGTGGAAAGAGGTTCATGGTGTTACGGCATCCTTCACTGAGCTTTCTGCTTCTTCTACTATTTCTGCCTCTGCCTTCTTTGGCGACGGCTCTGGCATCACTGGTGTAACTGGCGATTGGGATGGACAACACACAGGGGACGCAGCCATTACTGGTTCTTTGGATGTCTCCACTTCAACTAGCTTTGGATCCGATGCCGCAGATTCTCATGTCTTTTCGGGAAGCTTAGACATAAGTGGAAACTTAATACCCAACGCCCGATTTAGCCACAATCTTGGCTCTTTATCCAAGCCATGGCGCACCCTCTATGTGGGTCACAGTTCTCTACATTTTGTATCTGGCACAACGGATGTGGGCACACTCTCGATCAGCGATGATAGTGTTCTTACATATACTGGCTCAACTACATTTGGCAACTCTCTTACAGATACTCACCAGTTTACGGGTTCTTTCTTGCAAACCGGCTCAGGAGGAACCTCTGTTTTCAAAGACGAGGTTAATTTTATGGGCAACGTTGATGTTGTCGGGGATATGTCTGCTTCTGCCTTTGTTGGTTCTGGCACTGGCTTAGTCGGCGTAACTGGCTCTTGGGATGGCAAGTTTACAGGTGATGGGGAAATCACCGGAACTCTTGACGTTTCACGTTCAACGAATTTTGGATCGGCAATATTGGATTCTCATAATTTCGAGGGGACAATAAATTCTAGTGGTAATATTTTACCATATTCTCGATTTAGCCATGATCTGGGCGCGCTATTGAAACCATGGAATGCCCTTTATGTTCGCCGCTCCTCTCTACATTTTGTCTCTGGAACAACGGCAGTGGGAACTCTTTCTGTCACTGGCCCAGGCAACGTTCTGACATATACAGGCTCGATGAGCGCATCTTCTTTTGTTGGAAATGATATGACAGTTTCCACGCTAACGGCATCAGGCATCGAAGTCCACGGACATATCGCCCCGGCATCTGGCAACCTTTATGACATTGGCACCATAGATAAGCAAGTAAGAGATATATATGTTTCTACTGGTTCTATCATTTTTGGAGGAACACACAAAATACAGGTTGATCCCAATGACGGAGGCTTTGTGTTCAACACCCCGCCGGGAATGCCCTCTCTTGCTGGTCTAACTGCCTCTTATGTTGACGTCGAAAACGTCATTGGCTTGCCCGATGTCTTAACGGAGACAGAGAACAGACTGCAGACACAAATTGATTCCCTCAGCGATCAGGTTGAGAATATGCCAGCTGGTGGCAGCTCAACGGTGATCGCCGTCGCAGGCATCGGATCAGGAATCATGCTGATATCTGATGATGGCGAAGGCGGAATTAATCGCGCCATTCTTCAGGAATATGCAACCAACTCAGTTTCTTATACTGGTAAAACTCTTTATCTAGCTGCAACTTCATCCAACCCGGTGGTTCCTTTTGCTATTCCTAGCAAGTTTTACTTCAATGAAGGTGGCGTATGGCACCCATCACATTTCTTTTCAGATTGTCCCTCCGAGGAGCCCCAAGTATCTTTGCATCCCGATATGAGTGATATTTTGAGTTTGGATGCAACGTTGCCTGCGGACTATGCAGTTCTTGTTGGGCTTCATGAAAATTCGTCATCTTACGGTGGACGTGCTATTTACTTAAGAAAGACTGGCTCGGCACCAGTGGGTGATTTTGAGCAAGAGGAAAAATATTATTTTAATGAAGGTGGAAACTGGCATGCTAGCGTTTTCTATAGCAAGGAAGAGGAGCAATAATGACGAGCACTAAAAAAGAAGAAGTATCAGTAGTAACCTACGAGCCCTCAACCATCGAAACTGTAGATGTGGCGATGTTCGAGTGGTTGAATGAGGAGATGGACCTCCACGCCCTTACAAATCGAGGCTTCAAAAAAGTTCCAGTGATCTGGGTTTCCGCTGAACGTGCTTATCAGTCGAAGAGAAGTAAAGAGATGAGAGATAAAGAAGGTGCACTGATCCTCCCTCTTATATCACTGGAGAGATCTGGTTTTGCGAAGGATCCTACAGACAAGGGCGTTGCGTGGGCAAACATTCCCCCCAACCCCGACGTCAAAGGGGGCGCATTTGAAATCACCAGAGCAATCAACCAGACAAAGACAGCAAACTTTGCCAATGCCGATTCTAAGCGAGCTACAGGGCAAATCAACTTTCCGAGGAAGAATGAAAAAATTGTCTATAACACCATAACTATACCATTCCCCGTTTCCATTAATGCCAACTATGTTATTAAAGTTCGTACAGAATATCAACAACAGATGAATGATTTGTTGCAACCATTCATGACAAGAACGGGCAATATCAACTACTTCACTGTAAAGAAAGATGGACACTCTTATGAGGCGTTCATTGATAGCGAGTTTTCTTCGGACAGCAATGTGGAGGATATGGGCGAAGATGAGCGCATGTATGAGTCACAAATCAGCATTCGAGTTTTGGCATATTTGGTTGGCGAAGGACCTAATCAAGATAAGCCATCTGTTGTTACTCGCGAAAACGCAGTGGAAATTAAAATCCCCCGCGAAAGAACAATGCTTGATGAGGGCGAATTTGCACTTTTAAATTGCCCACCTTCCGAGCGCAGAACCTCCACATCTACCGAAAGTATCAGTGCCGAAAGGAAAAAAGGCACCTAATAGCCATAAAAAACACTTTTTGTGCTTTTGAAATTCTTAAATACTAATTAATATGGTATATAATAGTGTTGCGACTCTTCCAATAGTCACGCACCCTTAAGAGGAGAAATCAAAAGATGTCAGCAAAAAAGTTTAGATTTGTATCACCCGGAATTTTCTTAGACGAGATTGATAAATCTCATTTGGATAGGGTACCTGCCGCCGTCGGGCCCGTCGTTATTGGCAGAGCCGAACGCGGTCCAGGGCTGCGCCCCGTAAAGGTAAGTTCTTTCTTAGAGTTCACCGAGATTTTTGGCAACCCCGTTCCGGGCGGAAACACTGATGATGTTTGGCGTAATGGCAATCGGACTACTCCGATGTATGCTGGTTATGCAGCTCGTGCGTGGTTAAAGAATGGTTCCCCTCTTACTGTTGTTCGCGTCGTTGGCGCTTCTGAAGACGATCCATCCGCAGAAGGCGTTGCAGGGTGGGAGACTACAAATTCCCCCAGCCCAGCAACTGGTTCTAACGGCGGAGCATTTGGGCTCTACATAGCACCCAACCAGCCGTCTGGAGCGGCGGAAATAACAGGAACCTTGGCAGCTATTTTCTATTTGGATGAGGGCTCCATTCGTCTTTCTGGTTTGAGTCAATCTGGTTCGGCAGGACCTCAAACTGTTGCCGGCGGCGCATGCGAACTTGTTGAGAGCAGCGGCGAAGATTTTCAATTCAAGGCAATCATTGCAAATGGTTTGGGAGTAGACACAAATACTGTCCCCTTTAACCTTAGTGTCAGCTCTGACATGTATATTAGGAAGCAGTTCAATACCAATCCTACATTGCTCGGAGAGAAAAACCCATCAAAAGTTGAATACTTTTTGGGAGAAAGCTTCGGTAGGAATGCTTATGACACGCTTCCGACTTCCGCTGCAACGAACGCAACAGGTGCTGTTGGTTTTATAGTGGCACTCAAGGGCTGCGGCTCCAGAGAACAAGATGCCGCACCGGGATCAACTGGTTGGGTAATCTCTCAGGATATAGGGCTTTCACAATCTTTCTTGCCAGCAAATATGACAAATCTTTTTAAATTTACTGCTTTGGATACGGGCGGCTGGATCAACTCGAATGTGAAAATTTCTATTCGTGATATTGCGGCTCCCACAAATCCTGAGTATGATCCCTATGGGACATTTACCGTCGAAGTGCGCGATGCAAACGACACCGACGCCAACCCTCGTGTGTTAGAGAGCTTCACAGGGTGTAGTTTAGATCCCGAAGCCGCTAACTATTTGGCTGTGAAAGTTGGTGATAAATTCGCCGAGTGGAACAAGTCCGAGAAACGTTTCATTGAGTATGGAGATTATAACAATAAATCGAAGTACATTTATGTAACTCCTTCCGACAAGATGACGAGCGGAGAGCTTGATCCCTCTCTTATTCCTTTTGGCTTCCGAGGACCCGACACTTATGTGACGGTTTCAGGAACTCTTGGAACCGATCCCAATGGGCTGTGGATTACTGAAATTCCTCACAGCTCTAGTAGTGGCACTGGAATTGAAGGAGCCTCCGGCGCAGCCAACCCGTTCATGATGACAGGTCCTCAGCTTCCACTCAGAAGCTCTAGTTCGTTTGGCGGCTTCGCGGATCCAACCAATGCATATTGGGGAGTAACCACCGATCAACGAGGTGCCAGCCGCTATGATCCATCTTATGCCGATCTGACACGCATGTTGCCAGACTTAACAGAGGTAGATCCAGCCACACAGGAATCTTTTGTATTCAGTTTGGATAACATTGCCTATGTTTCAAGTTCAACCAAAGTGTCTAATCAGGCATACTACCAAGAAGGACTTAGGGTAGATGGGAAATCGCTCTCTGCCGGTGGACTTCTTCCGGGACCAAGCACTGATCCCGTTAATGCTTCCGCCTCTTTTGAGAGCACTCTCGAAGCGGGATTCAATCGCTTTACGATGCCGATGGTAGGAGGGTTCGACGGGTTCAATGTAAAGAACAGAGATCCTTTGAGTAATACACTGATGGTAAACAAGGATGAGAACGATAGTTACGCCTTCAACTCCATTAAGCGAGCGATTGATACAGTTGCAGATCCAGAACTCATTGAGATGAATGCAGCTGCCATTCCTGGAATCACCAACTCTTCTTTAACCAATCACTTGGTGACGGTATGTCAGGAGAGAGCAGATTCCTTGGCAATTATTGATTTGGAAGATGGCTATGTCCCTGCGTATGAAAATGCCGACGGACTATCAGACATTGGTTCGGTAGATAAGACTGTTGCCACACTAAAAGATCGCGCTATGAATAGCAGTTATGCTTGCGCTTACTATCCGTGGGTACAAACCAAGGATGAATTTGGATCAGGTAAAATCTTTTGGGTTCCCCCATCAGTTGCCGCGTTGGGCACTTTCGCCAGCAATGATAAGAAGTCTGCACCGTGGTTTGCCCCGGCAGGATTCACCAGAGGTGGCTTGTCAGACGGAGCAGCGGGTATCCCTGTGATTGGTGTACGCGAACACTTGACTCGGAAGATGCGCGATAAGCTCTACGAGAACAACGTGAACCCAATCGCTAAATTCCCGGCAGAAGGTATTGTTATCTTCGGACAGAAGACAATGCAAGCCACTCCATCTGCGCTTGACAGAGTGAACGTTCGTCGTATGATGATTCACGTCAAAAAAGGTATCTCGAACATTGCTTCGACACTCCTGTTTGATCAGAACGTGCAAACAACGTGGGCACGTTTCCTTGGCAAAGCAGAGCCTTTCTTGAGAGATGTCAAAGCCCAACTAGGGTTGACAGCATATAAGATTGTCTTGGATGATACCACTACCACTCCAGACTTAATTGATCGGAATATTATGTATGCAAAGATTTTCTTGCAGCCAGCAAGATCAATTGAATTTATTGCCATTGACTTTATTATTCAAAGAACTGGGGCATCTTTTGATGATTAAAGAGGAAAGATACTACTTATTTATGAACGACACTCACGAGGAGGAATAACAAATGGCAGGTGTAAATTTTTGGACAAGTCCTAATAAAGACCCGAAGAGGGCATATAGATTTACAGTTACGTTGTCGGAATTCGGTGGCGGCGCGATTTGGTATGCTAAATCCGCCACAAAGCCAAAGTTCACTGTCAGCAACACTGAGCACAAATATATCAATCACACCTTTAATTACCCAGGACGGGTAACGTGGGAAACTGTAACGATCACACTGGTGGATCCTGTTGATCCAAACGCTGCAGCCCAAGCCGCCGAGATTTTAGCCGCGTCGGGGTATTCGGTACCAGGAAACGAAAATGCACCCATCACGACGATCAACAAGCGTCAAGCAACTGGCGCCATGGGGCGCGTTTCAATTAAACAAATCGGAGAGTCAGATACTGATGTCTTGGAGGAGTGGGTATTAAACAATGCCTGGATTGAATCGGTAAACTTTAGTGAACTTACCTATGAGACGGATGACTTGAGCACTATCGAGCTTCAGATTCGGTATGATTGGGCAGAACTATCAACTCCGAACGCGGATGGCACCGGTACACTCACCTTTTTTGATACGGTACCACGCTCATAACCGCCGCAGGTAAAAGATAAAAAGAGAAAGGGGTGACTAATGTCATCAACAAGAAACAACCAGAAGAGGCTTAAAACACCAGAAGCCCCTGAGCTGGATATCCCAGCAGAAACAAAAGAAGCACCTCAAGCATTAAACTTTTCGGTTCCCACCGAGTTTGTGGATCTCCCTTCAAAGGGGCTTTATTACCCCGAAGGGCACCCGCTTCACGCAACGGAGACAGTTGAGATTAAACACATGACAGCGAAGGAAGAGGATATCCTCGCCTCTCAGTCCCTCATTCGCAAGGGAATTGTCCTCGACAGAATGCTTCAGAGCCTTCTTATCGATAAAGATATTGAGATAAAAGACTTGTTAGTGGGAGACAAAAACGCTCTTACTGTTGCGGCTCGCATCACTGGCTATGGTTCCGAGTATGCTACGCAGGTAACATGCCCAGCATGCGACGCCTCCCAAGAATTTGAATTTGATCTGGAAGAAGTGGCAACAGTTGGAGCCGCGTTCAACAGAGATGACTTAAATGAGAAGATAGAGGCAGTTGATTTTACGGAACAAAATACCTTTATTTTGACACTCCCAAAGAGTGGCTATTCGGTTGAGCTGAAAATGCTGACCGGGGCCGACGAAACACGACTACAAAAATTCCTTGCTAAAAAGGAAAAATCAAAAGACGAAGGATCTACATCACTCACCGATACCCTGAAGTCTATTATTATTTCGGTGGCAGAACAAAGAGATAGAACATCTATTAACAATTTCGTGGAGAACATGCCAGCCATGGACTCTCGATACCTCCGGGGAATATATCAGAAGTTAGTCCCCAACATTGATTTGACACAAGAATTTGTGTGTAATTCATGCACCCACCGACAGGACCTGGAGGTTCCTGTCACTACGGACTTTTTTTGGCCTCGATCATAGGTACATAGAATCCGTATATGAAGAGATCTTCGCTTTAAAATACTTCGGGCACTGGAGTTTTGCAGAGGCATACACTCTCCCGATTCAAATTAGAAGGTGGTTTTTGCGGAGACTACAAAAACAAAAAGAAATGGAAAACGAGGCTGTCACAGAGGCATCCAGAAAGAGAAAATAGAGAGAACCCTTATAAGTCCTCTCTATTTTTTTATATCTACTAATTACTACTACAATTATACCACACCCTTGGAGGCAAAAAGATGGAAGAAAACAAAGAATTACAAGAATACGTTATTGATCTCGGCGCACACTCGCGTGGCGAGGTGAACGAAAGCTATCTTAGGATGTTTGGTGGCGCCATAAAGGGCATCATGAATCACATGTTTGGCGGAGGATCAATACCTGTTACGGTGCGAGGAAGCCAAACTCAAGTAAAAGACTTTGCGCGAGTGCTAGGAAGAGAAAAGAGGTATCTCGATACTTACAGTAAGTTCGGACTAGACAACCCTCAGACGTACCGTAGTCGATATTCACTAGACTCAGCAGTGAAAAAGTTCGAGAGAACAACTGGGCTCAAGTGGCCGTTTAAATAATAGGAGAGTTAATCAGTGGCACAGTTGGAAGACGTCTTAACAGCGCTAGCTTCATCTATTGCGAAGATGGAGAAAGGGCTATCGGAAGATAGAAAAGAGAAAAAAGAAAAGGGCGAAGGCACATCTCGTCTTGCTTCTGATCTTGGCGACTCGTCCATGACCGCAGCGCAACGCGCAGAACTTCTGAGAAAACAGCTTGCCATCGAGACAGACGTCAACGAACAGAAGCGCATCGGCTATCAGTTGGCAGAGCAAGAGTATGAGATCACGAAAAAGAAGTTTGAGCTCGACCTCGAAGACGCAAAATCTGACGAGGACAGAGCCAAAATTCAACAAAAGATGGCAAAAGCTCTCGGTGTCCTTGAAATAAAGATTGATAGGACCAGAAGGGCATGGCAGGAATACGAGGGATCGGCAGATGGTGTTGCCGATAAGATGGATACACTGCTTGGTGTTTCCCGCAGCTTCAACACCACCCTCGTGGGACAGGTTGGTGCCCTCTTCAAGAGCTCCAAGGAGCAGCAAAAATTTGCGGCTCGTCTGAAAGAGACGTATACCGTTTCAAACATTGCTGAATCAATGATTCAGAAACTTGTTCAGACAAGTCTTCTAGGTTTCAGAAATGTATTCAGCGAATTGGAAGAGGGGATGACATCCTTTGTTCAATCTACCGGTGCCTCAAAGAAATTGACGGAACAGGTGATGGAAAGCAGCAAAGCCTACCGCGAACTTGGTGTTACCATGACAGACGCCGGCGCAGCACAAGCCCAGTTAATGAGTGTCTTCCCAACCAGGGAGCTAGGAGAACTATCTACTGAGATTTCAGCTCAGTTTGCCCTGTGGCAAAAGTCTGGTGTTGCGATTGGTGACTCAATTGGTTCTTACGATATGTTGCGCCGCTCATTTAAGATGACTGACGATGACGCCAGAGGACTCCAAGGAAGAATCATGGCACTTGGCGATGAGATAGGTATGGGCGCCCCAAAGATGATGCAGTCGTTTGCCGATGCCGCACCACGCCTCGCAATTCACGGAAACAGTATGGAAAAAGTTTTCAAGAAAGTTGCCAGTGCATCCTCCCAGCTTGGACTAGAAGTTTCAGACGTTCTGGCGCTCGCCGAAGGATTCCAAACATTTGAAGGATCGGCACAAGCTGCAGGGAAATTAAACTCCATTCTCGGCGGCGGCTTCATTGACAATATCGAGCTTATGAACGCCTCTTTTGAGGATCCCGCAAAAGCCGCGCTGATGATCAAAGATTCATTTGCATCTGCAGGACAGTCAGTTGAATCACTTGGGCCAGCTGGTGTAAAGGCAGCAGCAGCCGCAGCAGGATTTAGCGACGTCGCCAAGTTCACCCGCTTTTTAAATGGGGAAATAGATGCTAGCGAGCTTGCGGCAGATGAAGAATTAAATATGCAGAAGGATATGTTAACAGCAGCACAGGACACCCGAACGATACTTAAATCATTTATGGACGCCTTCCAGAGCTTTTTTAATGACACCTTGATGTCTCCTCTTATGGACATGCTCAACTTCTTTAAAGGTTTCTCCGGCGGTATCAAGGCGCTTATCTTTGGTATCGGCGGTGTTTTCCTGACAGCCCTTGGGGGCGCCGCAGCCATGGCTTTGGCAGCCGCAATGGGTGCTGCAGAAGGTGCCGTTGTTGCACCCATCCTGGCAACCGCTGTCGCTGGCGGCAACATCGCTGGCGCAGTACCCAACATGGCAACAGCAGCGCTGCAAGGCGCCACCGCAGGAGTTTCTGGCATCGGCGGTCTTGCTTTAACCGCTGGTAAATTTCTAGGACCTATAGCCAGCGTTGGAATGCTTGGTAAGGATCTTCTTGATGCGCTCGACGGTGATCGTAGCATGGGCAATGCTGGCGGCATGATAGGTGCCGGAATTGGAGCCCTCGGCTTTCTTGGTGGTCCCCTCGTCGGCGCCGCAACAATGGCAGCAGGCAACCTCATTGGCGAGAAGATTGGGGAGTTTTATGATAAGAAACTTGAAGCAGACGCTAAAATGCCCGACACCAAATCTCCCCAAGATAGGCGAATTGATAAACTTGCGGACATTCTAGAGAAACAAACACAACGAGATCAAAATATTAAACTTTCACTCGACGTAGATCAATACGCATACAAAAAAGGATTCAGGTTGTCGGCAGAGGATATGCTAGCCCAACGCTAGGAGGATAGAGAATGGCAAATAAAAAAATTCCAGGAAGTGGGTATTCTTTTGGTGATGACAGCCTGTACGACAGGTTCTTTATTCAACTGCAGCACCTTCCTAGTCAAAATGATATTTTCTTTAAAGCATTTCTAACACAGTTCGAAGATCAGTTTACTTCTGACTGGGCAACCGAACAGCTCTTCGGGCGAATGGATCCTGTGAGATCTTTCAGGGGAACCCAAAGGGTTATCACTCTTGGATTTGATGTAGTTGCTGCCAGCTTGGAGGAATCAAAACACAACTTGCATATGTGCTCTGAGTTCTTGTCCATGCTCTATCCGTCTTATGGAGGTGCCTCAGCATTATCGGGGCAGCAAGACCCAGCCACGTCCGCAGAAAATGGTACCAACGACGCGCAGATAGAAAGTGGCAGAGCTCAAATCACT